GTCGATGGGAGGGATCATGTTCGAGAGCGCTGTGAGAACGTTGGCCGCGAGCGTCTGAACGAGCGTGGCGGCCGGCATGAACTTCTGCCCGATGCTGGCCACGGACGTGCCGAGCGCATCCTGGCTCTGGTTGTAGGCGATGAGGTCTTTGTTGGCCTCCTGGTACTTCTCGCCCGCCTCGCCGTAGAGCGCGTTCATGGCGGAGAGCACGAGCTGCTGGCGCTCGCCCTCGTTCGAGCACGCGGCCAAGGCGGCATTGAACGCGTCCTCCTTGGAAGCACCCTGCGAGACGGCGGCGTTGAACGCGTCCGCCGCAGCCTTGTTCCCGCCGAGCGCCGCGCTCCACTGGTCGGACGAAGCGTTGACCCAGTTAAGCGCATCGGCGAAGGAGCCGGTCACGATGCCGCACTTAGACGTTTCGTTAGCAGCCTCGGCAAGACCCTCGATGGGAAGGCCGTCGCCGAACTGGGAGTACGCGCCAGTGAGGCTGGTGGTCAGCTGTTCGAGCTGGGCTTGGTTGTCCCCGCACATGGCGAACATGTTGCCGGCGGTCTCAACGGAACGGTCTGTCTCGCCGAGCACGCCGATGAGACCCTGATAGGTGCTCGTCATGGCCTGCGTGCTCACGTTGTTCGCGTCGGCGGACGCGGACAGGCGGGACATGTATGTTGCCGATTCCGCAGCCTGGCCGACCGCGCCGCCGATGGCGGCGAGGAGCGCGGCACCTCCTGCTGCGGCGGCCTTCGCGGCCGTCCCCATGGCCGACTTCACCGCGCTGGGTATCTGCTTCAGGCTGCTCTCGAAGCTGCTGGCCGCGTCCTTGGCCACCGCCTTCAGCTTCGGGGCGAGGTCTTTCACCGCCCCGGCGGCCGTGGAGGTCACCGGGGAGAGGACGGCCTTTGCCGTGTTCGCCACGGACTTCAGCGGCTGCGGTATGGCGTCCGCCGCGCTCTTCATAACGGACTTGCCGGCGCTCTCGGCCTTGGAGAGGCCGGACTTGACCGCGCCGGTCACGCCGGAGAGCTTGGAGGACACGGAGCTTGCGATGGGCGAGAACGCGGCCGTGATGGAGCTTGCCGCGCCCTTCGCCGATGATGTCAGCTTGTTGAAGGCGCTGCTGTTCGAGAACGCCTGGGAGAGGCGCTTGCCGGACTCCTCGAAGGCCATGCCCATGTAGCCGGCCTGATCCTTGGCCTCGGATGCGAGCTGGCCGAGCGCGCTCTCGGACTTCGACGTTCCGAGCACCACTCCGGACGTGAGGCCGTTTCCGAACTCCTTCCCTGCGGACGAGCCGGCACCGGCAAACTCCTTGTCAATCGATGCCGCGAAGCCCTGCATGGAGGGCATGAGGGTGACGTACGCGGAGCCTACGTTAGCCATCGATTCCCTCCATTCCGAGCGCCTTGTCTATCTCTTCCTTCGCGGCGAGAGCCGCGTCCCTCTTCCGGTGCGCCTCAGCCCTCTGTCCGGGCGTCTGTATGGGCTGCGGCTTCGGCTTCGGGTGCTTCTTGTCGTACGTGAGCGACCAGACGAGGCTCCGAAGCTGGTACTCGATTTGCCAGAGGAGGTATTCGCCGGTCTCCCATTCGAGGGACGGTGCCTGCATCCTCGCCGTGCGCGAGTCCGCCGGGAGCTGAGCCCAAAGCAGCGCCATCCTCGGAAGGTCGGGTACATCCCCCTCCAGCGGGAGGGGGATGCCGTAGTGCTGCTGGAAGTCCGCTACTACTTCGCCCCGGTGCCTCTCGATGCACGAGACGAACCCGATGAGTTTTTTGCCTTCGCCGCCTCGGTCGCGGCGTCGTTGAGCAGGTGAAGGTTCTCCAGGCCGCCAACGCGCTCGACGTACTCCTCGTCCTTGCCCATGTAGATGCGCTCCAGGGCGTGGAACATGCCGGCGGGGTTCTCCTCGGAGAAGGCGAGCTGCTTCACGGTGCGGTAGCTCGTGAGCTGATCGGCATCGCAGAAGAAGTCGCCCTCGACGCCCTCAACCTTGAACTTGATCTGGTTCATCCGAGTCCCCTTCCCTACGCGGCGGCTTCGGTCTCGGTGGACTCGAAGTAGTCATAGCAGGTGTTGCCCTGCTCGTCGGTCAGGTACTTCATCGTGAGGGCGCGGGCGCAAAGCTCGCCGACGGCGATGGTGAGGTCGTCAAGCTCGCTTGACTGACCCTTAGGAACGGCCTTGCGCCAGCGGCGGCCGTTCTTCAGGAGGAGTTCGAGCACGTAGGCGCTCGTGGTGACGGAATCGCCGTTGTGCTTGACGGTGATGATGCCGTTGGCATCGGTGACGTTCTTCTCGCCGTACTGCACCTTCAGCGTCTCGGCCTTGATCTCGGCGAGGGTGAACTGGGCGCTCTCCACGCGGGAGGTCTGGGGGGAGTCCATGAGGTCGCCGTTCATGTCAACGATGTCCTCGGAGTCGGTCTCCAGGCTCTCAACGTAGCCGTCCTCGGAGATGAAGCCGAGAACCTTGAAAGCGGGGTCGAGCGCGGTCTTGATGTCGGTGGGAAGCTCGGTGCCGACGGGGGCGCGGAAGATGTAGCCGCCCTTCACGCCCTTGGCGGAGCTAACGTTGTCGGTGTTGTTCGACGTTGCCACGGTCTTGTCCATGATCTCGTCCTTCCTATTCGCATACGGTCAGTTCGACGTTGGTCTGGTATCTCTCGTGGCCTGAGTCGGGGTCAGGCCACCGGTAGGAGCCGTTCGCCACGGCTCGGAACACGTTCGGCTCGTCCGCGATGTCAGGCGTCGCCTCCTCAACGAGGCGCGCTATCTCGGCGGCTCGCCTGCGGGTCTTTGCCCATGACTGGACTGCGAGTGAGGCGGTTCGCATGAACCG